ACCTCTGGTGCTGGTTCAGGTGCCACCTCTGGTGTCGGTTCAGGTGCCACCTCTGGTGTCGGTTCAAGTGCCACCTCTGGTGCCGGTTCAGGTGCCACCTCTGGTGCCGGTTCAGGTGCCACCTCTGGTTCCGGTTCAGGTGCCACCTCTGGTTCCGGTTCAGGTGCCACGTCTGGTGCTGGTTCCGGTGCCACCTCTGGTGCCGGTTCAGGTGCCACCTCTGGTTCCGGTTCACTTTTTGAAGTAGCTAAATTGTCTAATTCAGATTGCAAACTTTCTATTTCTTGCTTTAAAGATGCCAATAAGGTCTGCTTTTCTAAAACTCGATTTTCCGCTTCAGCCAAAGCTTTAGCTTTTTCGGCTTTTTTAGCTTGCAAACGTTTAAAGCGATTACTATTTTGATTAATTAACTTCATGATTCGACCAGCGAGAATTGGAATTGAAATTCCTTCTCCCTGATTAGGCTGAATTGCAGCTGTAATATCGCGATTGTTCATTAAGATCTTCCATGAAATTAATGAATCTGCAGAACTAATTTTTTTTGATAATCGATCAGGTTTATGGAAAAGTATTGTGAAGTTTTGGCCGTCATCAAAGTCATAAGTAAGCGCAATTTGAAGTACTTTTTTATGCTTAAAAGGCTTACTTTCAGTAACGTTAACGACTTTGACACCAGTTTTAGAAAACTGGTCCATAGCTTTATGTAAGATAGCTGACAGGTGCTCTAAATGTTGGTAATCAACAATAATAGAGTCATAATGTGCTTCTTCGACTCCTAGCATACATAGTAGTGTAGACAACCCATCGAATTTACTTAGCAGCTCACTATGGTCATCATTTCGCTGCATGTCTAATAAAAGTTTTGCTGTATCGCCGTCATGTGAAACTAAACTGATACCATCCCATTGAGGTGTTTCTGCAGCAATCACGTTTTGTAATTGCTCTAATTGCCATCTCTGAATAGGTTTTGATCCAGACAAATTAAATTGTTTAGATGATAGGTGGCGTGTAAGTCCAAATTGATTTGTTTCAATTACATCTGTAACACAAGCATCAAACATACGCCCGAACTGTAAGATTGCTAATTCACCTGCATGCTGATCATCAATTGCACCTAGTATTGCTACAGAATCATAAGCTTCGATTCCATTCTTCTGCCCTTTTAAGTTAATCACTCGCCAGAGGTCATTTTCCGTGTAGTCTTCAGTGACTAAGGCATTAATTTGACGGTAATCACCTTTAATAAATCCAATTGAACAAGCGCCACTATTAACCATAGAATCAAAACCAACAACAAAACGACTCTGATGTGGTGAATGAGTTTGTATAAAAATTGACTTAATACTCACGGCGTTAACCTCATTTTAATTTGAGATTATTTTCTCAATCTCCCAAATTTAAAAAGCCAACGAGTTCCATAAGTTATTTTAAGTTTGGGAACATTTTTATGAAATTTAAGGTGACTATTGAATGTGCTTTATTTGCAGCGTCAAGAGGTAAATTGCCAGCTTGTAATGCGACTAAATGCTCAATTTCAAAATGGTGCTGAGTTCTTACCGCTTTATCAAAAGCATATATTTTCAAACGCATTAAATATTCTATAGGTGGAGGTTGTGTACCATCTTTATTAAACATTATCTGCTTAATGGATAATGCACTATTCGCTATAGCTGCAGCTTTAGTCTCAATAAAAGAAATGCTTAACTCATTTGAAGCATTACCGGTTATATGGTTGAGTTGATAGTGTCCTACATGCACTGAATCTGTTTGTGCATCCAGAAGTGAAACATCAACATTATTGGCTAACCACGCAATTTTATTCGAAGGATCAAAAATTGGAATATTCGCTTGGGCAATCTTACTAGTTGCGCGATAAGGTCGAATTTCTATTCCAAAATGCGCGGCTGAGAGAGTTCCTAAAGCATAGAGCTCTTGATAATGGGAAACAGCTTTATCAACTGTCAATCCTGACCATAAGACAGGATTTCTTGCAAAACGTTCCTTGAATGGACTTATAACATTACCAAAACTGTTATTAGACGTATTATTCTGTGTTTCATATTCAAAAAAAGCCATTATTCGTCATCCTCGGGAAATTTACGGCTTTTAAAAATACTTTCAGCTAATAATTGAGCTTCATCATATTTCATACCTGCATCGCGCTCTAGAATATAGGCCATAGTTTCTACATCTAAGTTTGTTTCCTTTAAAGCAGCAATAACTTGGGTTTTAAGTAGTGTTGTATTCATTCTAGATTGGGCATTACTGATTTCTTCAGTAGCTGCTGCAGTTTGGTTTGTATAATATTCAACTTGCCAAGGATAATCTTTAGGCTCAAATTGTTCATTAAATGCAAATCCCCAATCCAAATGAAGAATCTGATTAATCCCTTCAGTTACTGCTGTACGAATGTCTTGTGACCTACGCATGATTTGCGCTGAGGTATGAAACGCTCCACCTTCACCAATACCACCAGTTAACATGTCAGCCCACCCCACCATACTCGGGTCTAGACCTATCCCGCCCATTAACAAACGGACATTAATCATAAATTGTTCAATATTAATTGGTGAGCTTCTTTGAAGTTTGATATCACCAACAGGATTTAGAACTTGCTTCTCATCAAATACTGGCAGCATGTGAAAAGCAGTATTCCAAACCGCTTCGCCACCTGATAAAGCGTCACGAACATATGTCTCATGATTTTTAAGTAAACCTTCTAAACCACGAACATAGGCTTGACGTTGTGCTGGCGGCATTCCAGACATATTTACTGTCAAGAACATCTGATTTACAGTATCTGCAATCTGCTGGCTGTTCATAGATGCCAAAGCAAGAATCACATCATCATAAACTTCTTCAATTTCGTAAAGGAAAGATCCACCTAAATGTGCTGGTAAAATTGGTAATTCATCTGGGTCATCTCCTTCTAACATTTTAGTTACAAGGCCAGTTTCAACTAGTTCATATTGGGCAATATTACTCATACGGGGCATTTTGAAACGTACCATTTGAATAGTATTTAGTTTGGTAATAGTTTTCTGCCAATTTCGTGGATCTAAGCAAAAAAATGCGACTGTTTTACTGCCCTGTTCGAATGGCTGTATTAATGGTGGATATGTATACTCATTACAAAGGAGGTCAATTACTCCATTCTCTTTTTTGCCATAAATTCGGGCATAAGAATCGCCAAATGAAATCGCATCTCGGGCAAGCTTACTTAAATACTTATTGATCAGCTTTTCCATGACATCACGGCGTTCATCTAGCCGTTTTTTTATTTTTTCAGCTGCTGGGCCATTTGCCTTTTTCAAACGTTGTGCTGGTGTAATAAACACTTGTTGGCCGCTATAAGAATCTCCGCCTAAAGCTGCAGAAACATGAATCCCCATACCTTCTGCAATTGGGGCAAAGCGTAACATTCTCTCCCATTTGGTGAAAATTTCTTTTCGAGTACGCTTCTTATTGGCTTTAGTTTGATTGGTCCCCAATGAAAACGGTGCCATGGATTCATAAAGCTGCGCCGTGGAATCCTGATTAGCCGTATCGAATTGCTGATCATATGAATTTACATTTTCACCGAGTAACAACGATAAGAACCGAGAAGACATAACTAAGCCAAAATACCTAAATAATTAAGTATTTTGATAGCTACCAATTTTTAACTATTAGATAGGTTCCAAAGCTAATTGGAACCATACAGATTTAATAAATATACAGCATGCAATTCTATCTGAACCTATTTTCAATCTGTTTTAGAGGAAAAGCTCATGGCTGAAGTTAAAGTACTTAACGCTTTGGATATCGAATTAGCACAAAAGACTCAAGACATCGTCAATGCCCAGCGATTTAACAGCCGCCCCGCTTTCAAAACATTAAACCTAGGCTGGGATCTTGAGAGTGGTTCTTTTGCTGTTAATTACAGTTTTGTAGAAGAAGAACCTGCTTCTGACCAGCCTGCCTAAAATACTTTTATAAAGAAAGCCCCCGAAAGGGGCTTTCTTTTTATCCTGCAAATCTAAAAACAAATAAATTAAAACCGTATAACTTTAATGCCTTTACCATCCCTGGTTCAGGTGAACCGTCATGTCGCCATTTAAAAGCAAGCTTTAATTTACCTTGGTTATATCCCCAATACATAGCAAACCATCTTGCTGTAGTACCAGTAGGTCCTGGGTTAATATCCAAAGAACCAATAATATTGTCTACAAGAAAACCAGAACCTATACCAATATCCACCTCAATACCTTCACCACCGTTAGAAGCTAACTCATCATGGGTAAAATGTAATACTTGAGTTACACGTGGTACTTTACCAGCAGATGCTGCTGACCAAATTAAATCACCTGTTTCATTAAATACGTCAAGATAACCTGATGATACTGGATAGTCTTGACGTAATTGATACAAGGTGCCTGAATTAACTCCAAAAGTACCAGCCCCTGCACCAAAACCCCCATCATTAGGCATCATAATGGTCATAGGGGTTAAACCATCATCTAATTTATCAATACCTATTGTACGAGTATCACGCATTGTAGTTGGGTACCAAGATGGACCACCACCACCAAAAGTAATAATCATAGGTAAAGCCCCTCCAGGATCTGGTAATGTGGTAATAACTGTAGTTCCTACTGTACCAATATTTTTAGTCTCATCATCGACTACTACATTACCTTTATCATTCAGTACAATAAAATTACCCATTACAACTACCTAAATTTATAAAAGAGTAATGTGTCTGTAGCTAAAGGAGCTTGCTCAAAACACGACAAAACGTAAGTATCTGCTGCAGTAATAGATACAAAACATCTTTGCATACCTACTACATTCTTTTGAGTACCTACTTGCCTTCCTGTAACAAAAGCTACAGTAGTTTCTGGATGTATACCTGGCATAGTAAGTGGCAAGCCTATACGGTCAGCTCCAAAGTAGTCTTGAACACTTTTAGGAGCAACAGCTTCACCAATAGTAATGCTTTTAAATGCAGTAAGTTGCTTATCTGTAAGATCAACAATAATTTTTCCATTTTCATCAAAACATTGTAAACCTTGTGGCATTTTGTCCTCCAAAAATAAAGGGCTAGATAACTAGCCCCTCATCACTACCACAGCCCTAATTTCACCCTGACAACGTTATTATCGTCATATACTGTAATTAAACTTCCACTTAATACCATTCGAGCACCAGTTGGTTTTGCAGGATCTTTATAAGTTGTTAAGGTTCCCAACTCACCAGCAATTGCACTCAATTTATCGACATTAAATAAATCAGCAGTCAATGACTTTACTTTGAAGTTTGCAGCGGTCAAATTCTTAATAAATACATCACTATTCATAATCACTTGATTATCTTGAATAATGAAAGGCATGTACTTTGTTGAAGAAGAACCAGTTGTGAAAAAGATTCTATCTGCTTGAAAACCTATAGAGCTGAATACAGTTCCATTAGTTTGTTCAGTTGCCATAGACATACCACTGAACACACCGTTATTGTCCATTCCAAAAACATATTTACCTTTGATACCATCAATCAAATCGGCTTGAGATTTAAGCTTTACTGCATTATTTCCGTATACTGATACTAATGTTTGAAGTGCTCCTGCATAGGATCCAACTTCAGTGGTATATGTAGTTTTAAAGCTTTCAAAATCAGCGATATTGTCTGCATCTTCAATATCAATGAAATCAAGATCTACCTCACCTGCTTTACCTGAATAATTGCCGATAAAAACAGGAGTAAAGAAAGCTGCTTTGTTTGCAAATGTTTTTGGACTTAGAAGAGTTCCTGCACCAGCGCTTGCACCCGCAGATCTTCCTTTAAAATAAGCGGTACCTGTAATCCACGTACCCAACGCAGGTGCGGTACCAGCAACCAGGTAATGACTTGATCCAACATCATTAATTTCAGTGTTGTCTTGAGCTACATATTTAGTTTTCGTTGCATTTTGACAACTTGCACCTACATACACAACGCCAGTACCGCTTACACGGCGAAATCTATACTTCACTCGATAGTATTTGTTGTCATCAATAGGTAAAGAAGCAAACCAATTTATCCAAGCTTCATCATTTCCACTATTGTTGCCAATACGGAGAGCATATCCCCCACGACATGTAGCATCTGCAACAATTGTCATTTCAGCTTTATTACCAGAAGGTGTTTTATTCAGCCAATCTTTAAACCAAGTATCAAGTACCGAAGCCATGATTTTTTGACTGTTCGCTGAATATAACGCTGTCATACGTTCAGTTGATGAGGCAATAGCTTCATTAGTTTTTGATGAAGTTAGGTAATCACGTTCTAAAGTAGCTTTAGTTGTTGCGGCTAGATCTTTTGCATCAGCTGCAGCTTTATTTAAGTATTCATTTACTGCCTTATCTAAATTTGCAACTTCAGTGTAGAAGATGTTAATCCTTCCCTTTAATGAGTCACGTTGAGCAGAGGTTAATGTAGTTTTAGTGGTAGTTGTGGAAATAATATCTGTGAAAAATTTAGGAGATACATTATTCAAACTATCCCAAGCTGTCTGAGCTGCCGTAACGGAAATACCCCACGGATTAGCTAAGTTCTGCAACCGGTTAAAGTTAGACTCCATATCTTTATAGCTATTATACAAAGCAGATTTTTCAGTTGGTGTAATCACTAAATCTGACATCACATCATCAGCTATTTGCTTACCTGCAGCAGCATTTGCGGTTACGGTAGCAGACAATACGCCGTTAACTTTAACAGTATCAGCGGAAGTATTTTCAGATGTAATATCCCCTACTTTTGTCCAATCTGATGCGGTAAATGCACCAGACGTACGCCCAACAGTTGCAACTGAAACAGTAGTTCCATTTTTCCAGATATCCCCTTGTGCGTATGGAATAGTAGGCTGTGCTGTAAATGTTTTTGATTTACTGTTAGCACTATTTTGAGCGCTATCTGCAAGACTTTTTGCTTTTTCAGAGATTAATCGCACAAGCTCTTGTCGTGCATTATGAACATTCGCAAAATTAGTAATAAATTGATTACGATCAATAGTACTGGTCACATTCATGTTGGCAAATAAAGCGGCCAAATAGGTATTTAACGTACTAAAAGCTGTTGCATAAGTAGTCGAAGATATCCCATAAGTAACTGCTTCAGCTCTTAAGCTAGTATCAGTTTGATAAAGCGTATCCCACACCAACTTCGCCTGTTTTTTCTCAACTGGTGTGAGTTTATTATCAGCTGCAATATCACTTAATTGAGCCATTGGAATATCAACTTTGGCTTGCGAACCTGCAGTCGTTTCCATCGCGGAAGTGACTGTAAATGGAGTTACGGATTTATAGACAGATAAATCCGTTTCAATTGCTGCTGACCAGCCATCTTTGAAGTAATCTGGTGGATTAGTATGAGTAATTGTTGCTGATTCAACTGTAATTGCTGGATAAGACCAAGCATCTTTTTTTGTTATCAAAATACATACTTTATTGTTGCTATCTAAAGCTAAAGCCAAACCTTTCGTGATCGCATTAGTTTCATCCATTGTTATCCCAAATGAACGAGCTGTCATGTTCTGATAAAAAGGTGTGGTGGACGTATAAGCATAAAATGCTAGATCCATATCAAAAGTATTATCTTCTTTATTATTATAGTTATAACCAGAGATTTTAATCTTCGTCATGTACGCGTTAATAGTGATTGGCGTTTTAATGACTAATGTGCCTGAGGTTGTAACTGGCTGCCGCCAAGTTAAAGGTTTATCGAATATCTTTCCAGCACCTGAACTAAGAGGTTGAACGCTCATAGCAGTTGTATATTCAGATGTTAATTTCTGAGATGACGCTGCAATTGCTCTATCAATAGTTGTATTAGTAATATCAGCATTCAAAATATAAGCACTGTTTTTACTATCTAACTTTGAAGACATCTCAACTAACTTGGCTGCCCATGATTCTTTAAAGTTTGTTAGGGTCGAAATTGAATCCGTGGCCGTAGAAACAAAATCTTGTAATGTTGGGTCGGCTGAAGCGTAATCTGTTACATCATATTGCTCAATTTGCGCTAATGTCCAAACCAAAGGTGTCGTAGCAGTAGGTGTTGCACCGCCAGCTACATAAACATGTCCTGAGTTTGAGAAAGAACCTGCAGCGCCACATTTAATCAATCTGATATAGGTTTCAAATTTACCAGTGCCTTCAGCACTACCTACAAATCGTTCTATAGCGCCTGTACCCATTGAGTTGCCAGCGATTACTAACTTATATCCAATAGGTAATTTGATTAAATACTTAATAATAAATACAGCATTTGCACGACCATACACGAGTTGAAAGAAACCACCCCATGTTGGATTTGCAGCTCCAATGGTTTTGATTTCCAGCTCATGTGTTGAGGTAGTCGGGTTATCAGAACTTTTAGCTATACGTGTAACAGTAACATTCCCATTGGCAGCATTGTTATATACACCTACTCCATTATTACCCTTCTTAAAGTTCACATCTCCTTGCAATAACTTTCCATTAGTAATCATCATTGCCAGCATTGTTGTGTTTTCTAATGCCGAGCCAAGATTGTTAGTACTTGTTTGTAACTGCGAAATTTCAGTATTTTTAAGAGTTGCAAGATCTTGTGAGGTTTGGTCAGCTGTAGCTTTTGTTGTTTTTACAACTGTAGATAATCCACCTGGTACAGCAGCATCATATTGGTTTATCTGTTGAACAATGACACCCTTGTTAGCATCTGCTTTGATAAAGGTATCTTCTACAAACTGAGCATTTTGCTTAAGAGAAGATCTAAAACCACCTTTAAAATTTGGTGCAGAATTACCCCGGCTGACAAACATATTTGTTATCGTAAAAGTTCCCCCTGACGGCGCATTATCAAAGCGCAACCCTAATGGAATTGCTTCAAATGCTGTTGCTTTTACATCAGATGGGAAAATACCAGTCAATTCTATTTCACCGCTTGCAGCTACTGTAAACGTTGGCAATCCAATGCTGTAAGTTGCGCCATGAAATTGAATACTACAAGTTGCGCCAACTAATCCAGCAGCAGCTGTATATTTGATACGAGCAACAATTGGATCACCTTTATCGATAGGAATTTCTTTATGTTTATATTGAAGTTCCCAAACGGCAACTGTTCTGTTTGTTCCTGTTGAGATACTTAAATTTTTCGTATCGTCACCAAGTAAAATCCAGTTTTCTTCTGAATACCTTAAAATATCTAGTTGTGCTTTAAAGACCTTAATTTCTTCTGCAAATACTTCTTTCGCATCAGAACGAGTAATCTTTTCTTGAAGAATTTGAGCGTGGTTTTCTAAGACTTTTTGTAGGTTACCACTGTTGTTTGCCAAACCAATCGGAATACCACTAACGACCTGCACGCCAAGCATGATTTGTTTGGCTCCATTCGGGCCCGTATCTGGTGTTGAATGTAATTCGATACCTCGACCTGACCCAATTCCTTTTTGACCCACCAGAATGTAAGCATCACGGCCAGTGATTTGATCAATTGTAAATGGATTTGCACCTAGTGAAATTAATGCATTTTTTACGGTAGCAATATTTACTCCGATACTGTCGTAGTTTGTGACAATAACAAAGGTATCATTTGGAATTGCTGCGATAGCATTACTCATCGCCGTAGCATTTGCGATAGCTGCATATGTATCGTATCGAGTGGAAGTAGCTATTGACCCGTCTGCAGCAAGAACATGAACTGAAAAACCACGAGCTGAAGCAACAGATTTAATTTCACCTTTTAGGTTTTTGATACCTGTGAAAAATCCATTCCAACCACATGAATAAACACGATAGTTAAAAACCTGTCCTAAATCTTGGTTTAATTGCTTATAACCTGATTCTAGATTTGTGATTGATTGTGTGGTGTTTTGCTGGTTATCACTGATGGTAGAGTTAATTTCTTGAAACTTGCCATCAGCAGATAATTTATTATTATCCACCGCAGATTTTAAAGTTACATAATTCTCTGAAATGGATGCAATTTGTTCACCATTCTTTTTAACATCTGCCTTGGTACCTTCAATTGCAGTCGCGTTAGCCTCTAACCCTTTTTCAAGTTCACGAGGATTTTTTCTAAAACCAGTTGCTAGCTCACCTTTTTCAATTTGAACTTCACGAATTAAAAAATCAGGTGCAAATCCAATTTGAGCATACAGAATCACATTAATATATTGTAAATCAACAAGATTAGTGTCAAATGTATAAGTACATAATACTTCTTTATCTGTCGAAATATTATTCCATGTCGTGCCAATTTGGTTGTTGCTACCTGCAGCATCACGTCGATGAATGATTAAGAAAATTTGAGTTTGTGCAGCCGTTAATGATTTAGCTTTGAACGACAACGTATACTTCTGATTCGTTTCTAAACCTTCAGCTAAAGTAATAGTCTCAATAAAGCCCTTGAAATTAGTAGTCGTATTGGTTGATTTAAAATGCCCCCAAGTAATCCCATTTGAATCCTTATAAGCTTCAAATAAGCTACCTGCTACTACTGCATTTTGACGCCAATTTGATATTTCAAGTGGCTTAGAGAAATCACCATTTTTAATAATATTATCGCCACCACTAGTTGAAATAGCAGCTTTTATGATTTTACTTTCCTCTGCAATAGCTTGATTAGTCTCTGTTTTTGTATAACGTGTGCTATCTAGAGTCGCTGAACTATTGGTCCATAAGTCACCAAACTTTTGTCGGAATTTGGCTTCAAGAGACTCAGTAGCGGCTGAAATTGCTTTCGTAGTATCTGACTTACTCGAATAATCAATAAGAATAGATGATTTAACGATAGTGCTATCAATATCAGATTCATTCAAAACTGGTGAAACTTTATAGCCTTGAACTTCCCACCAACCACTTGTACCAGTATGGCCCAACGCAATACCAAAGCGTAGTTGCTGAATAGTAGTGTTAGAAGTAAAGTTCGCAACAGTTGAAACGAAATACCAATTTCCATCTTTAACTGGTAATTGAGCAGCTGGAATACTTACGGCACTATATCGAGCAATTGTCCATAAACCGTCAGAATAACCATACATAACAGGAATGCTTAACGAACCGTTTGAGTCAGAAGAACAACGAACCCAGAAGCTAATACGGTAAGCTCGATCATTAGGGACTGCACTTAAGCTGTAGTTAAAGCAGTTTACAGGAACAGTTGTATCCTTTCTGAAAACTGTATTTGAAATTTTGCCTGTTGTGGTCGTTTTGAAGTACTGCTTCATGTCATAGCTATAATGGCTAATCCACTTATCAGGGTTCGCTAAGTTGTAATCAGGAATTAACGAATCACTATCATTTTCAGCTTTAATTGATTCATTCAACTTTGTAAGAGATGTATTAAATGCCTTAGTTTGTGAGGCAGTAACTTCATCTAATTTTGCATTTGTAGCGTAGTTATTTAGAGCTTGAGCAGTGTTAAAGATATTCTTCTCTACATCTGTCATACCAACTTCAAGCTTAGATGTGCGCTGTGCTAATGCATCCCTTTCAGTAACATATGTTTGCTTAAACTCAGTGAGATTAGCAGATACTTGATCAAAAGCTGCATTAAAGTCATATGGACTCGCAATCCAGCTGTCAGTAGTTATAAATTCCCCTTTAACCAAAACGGCCCAGTAAACAGTACCCACACTTTGCTTGTCTGCAGTAGGCTTGTTTAACATATAGAAATTGATGTACTTACCTAAGCCACTATTACTTTTGGTAAATGTAATTTTACTAATTACTTTACCTGCTGTGCTTATTACTTGTTGTAAGAATTGGGTGCCCCCACCAGCATAAACTGCTAAATTTGAATTCGTATCGCCAGTACCCCTTACATGTTCAGCACACCATAATAATGTGTATTTGGCTCCTACCTCCCAATCTTCCCCCATTTTATAAAGTACATGAGGATAGGAAACGCCATTGTATGTTCCTACCAAATTAGAGTTAATCAATAGATTCGTACCAGCTGGGGCAGATTTGCTAAGATTAGCTGATAAGGTATTTGACTGTTCAGTAACTGCTTTAATTTGTCCAGCTTGTTCTATAACTTTTGAATCTGTTGTTTGAAGGGCTTCACTTGAGGCTTTTTTGCCAACTTCAGCATTAGTCAAAATTAAATCATTTCTTAGCTTTGAGATGTCTATACTTTGAGAAGACAAGGAATCACCTTGCTTCTTAACATCTGCTTGAGTAATTTTAATTGCCTCAGCATTTGCGCTTAATGAGCTTTGAACATCACGTGGGCTAGGGCTCCATGCTGTAGCCTTATTTCCGGCTTCAATCTGTAGTCTTCGAATTGTAGGGATTCGTCCAGTTGTATAAGTTCCATAGAATTCAATTGTGGACTCTGTTGTACTGCCAGTATGTATTTTCGGAAAAACAGTTACTTCATACTTTTGAAATTCATTTGCCTTTGTTACAGAAACTGATGAAGAGAAGATATGTGCAGATCCATTAGATGAGTAAACCTGTACTGAACCAGCTACGGGTACACTTATTTCAAAAGAAATGGTAACCGGCTTATCTAGATTTTCATCATAAAAAGCTTTGAGCTCTTTACTTCGTTCATACATTAAGTATTCACGACTCGTTGCAGCTGTTGAGGTTCTTGGAGCTTCAGAATTGGCAACGACATTGACACCACCAACCTTAATATTTTGAACGGCTGCTGTTATGTCCGTTGAAACACGGCTCATTGCACTATCAAGATCACTCTTAGTTACTGTTTTCAATAACGCTTCGGCGTTATTTTTAACACCAGTTTCTGTATTCTCTACCCTAGCTTCTAGTTTACTAGTCCGTTCTGCTTCAGCATCTGTGCGATTAGTTGCGGTCTTGAACAAATCATTAGCAGTTGCAGTTGAATCATTTGCAGAGGCTAAAGAATTGTTATCTTCAATGATAATGAAGTTAAGCTGACTAATACCTGGTTGAGCTGAATAGTTACCAATAAACATTGGCGCATAAAATTCGGCTTGAGCGGGAAATGTACGAGGATTATCTATTGTTCCAAGCCCCGTAGCAGCACCTGTAGACTTTCCTTTCAGATAAAGTACAACTTCTTGCCACTCACCTAAAATAGGCTTAACTGCGGACAACAAGTAGTTTGATGACCCCATGTCTGCAGCTAGATTATTTGTAGTTGTCACATACTTTGTTTGATCTGCGGTTTTACATGCAACACCTAGATAAATACTTCCTGTTTCGCCAGAAACACGGCGGAATCGTGCGCGAACTCTATAAAGAGTATCTGGATTAATTTTTACGAATTCTTTCCAATGAACCCAAGCTTCATCATTGCCGGCATTATTCCCAAGCTCAAGAATATAACCACCCAATGCATTTGCATCTTGAATTACTTTAGCTTCACCAGTCGCACGCCAAGTAGTCCAATCTTCAATTCCTTTTGAAGTTACGACAGCACGAACACCAGAAGTCACTTGAGTTTGAGACTTTAAACTTAATAAATTTTGAGCCAGTGCTTCAGTAGCTTTTACCGCTGTTGTTCCAGTTTGCTGAGCTTCTGCTGCATTATTAAAAGCTAGCTTTGCCACATCATCAGTGGACTTAATTGAAGACGTAAGGCCAGATATTTTAGTATTTGTATTATCTTCTAATGTAGATACGCTCTTTTCTACATCGATGATTTGACCTTGAACTTTTAGATTTTCTTTAGAGATACTAGTATCTAAACTAGAAAATTTTGTAGTTGTTGCCTCTTCAAATTCTGCTAAAGATTCAGTTACTTCTTGAATATTTGCATTTGATTGTCTGTCAGCTTCTTCTAAATCTGCTTTTGTTTGATCAATACGTAAAGATAAAGCCTTATCACCGTCAGATACGGATTTTGTGATTGTTACAAAACTTGATTCTGTTTTTGTCTTATTTGAATTGTAGTCAGTCTTAAGTTCTTCAAGCTTTTGAGCTTCAGAAACCACTTTATCATCGACAAGTTTTACCGAAGCTTCTACTTTTTCAATATATGAAGCATTACCTGTTACCTGATCACGCCAAGTTTTCGGAATAGTGTCATTTACAGCGGTAACATCCCAAACCTCATAAGAAGCAACAATTACATCAACTGGTTTTTCAACAGAAGCGACTGGCGGATTAATACTATTAATCGGTCTGAAATGACCTTGAATTGTCGAACCAATATCCGGCCCACATTTGATTACAGAATAGTAAATTTCAAATTTTCCTGTTCCTTCTGCACTCCCCAAAACTTTAAGCAATCCACCAGTTCCCAAAGCATTGCCATAGGGTTGAAGTTTTAACCCTACTGGTATTTTAAGGATTTGCTTTACTAAAAAAACTTTATTGGCAGCAGCAGATAGCAAAGGCGTATTCGGGAACCAGCCCGAACCTAATAAACCTGTAGATCGAATTAGGATTTCATGTGTAGAGGTAGTTGGATTGTCAGCCGACTTCGCTTGGCGTGTATATGTAGAACCAGTTTGATTAACATATGCAGTTAAATTATTGGTATCTTTGAATGTAGGGTCATCACGGAGAGGTTTACCAAGTGACTGCATTCGAGCTAAATCATTAGCATTTAAAATATTTGAATTTGCTGTATCAAGACTTGCTTGCAATTGACCTGTTTTTTCAACTACAGATTTATTTAGATCAACAACAGTTCGTTCAACACTATCAATAGCAGCTTTGTTATCCCCAATTTTGGATTGAGCTGCACTAATTTGTTCAGTTATAGCTTTATCTTGAGCTGCAAGAGTTTTAATCTCATCTGTAATTAGGGCGCTTGATTTACCCAATTCATTTTGCATTTCAGCAAACTTAAGCTCAAAACTTTGAGTTAAAGCCTCTTTATCATTAGCACGTGCTTCAGCTTCGGCTAGAAAACCAGAATCGACTTTCTTATCAAGCTCAACATACTGGGCTGCAAATTCATCTACTTTTTTAACTGCAGCTTCAGTTTGGTTTACAATTGGTTCAATCTTTTGATTAATGAGTGTATTAGTTTCCTCTCCCAAAGCTACTTTAGCTTCATCAATCATTTGACCAGCTTTAACTAAGTTTTGATCAATATCTTGTTTTAGTGCAGCCTTTGCTTGATCTACTACAACTAGTGCTTCACCAACCTGTTTTTTACGATCAATAATTTCTTGATCTGCAACCTTTTTCGCATTCTCTGCGACTAAACGAATTTCATCGGAATCACTACGAACATCAGCAATAATAGAATCTGTTTCTCTCTTGATTAATCCAATTTTGTCATCAAGATCTTTCTCAGCACGTATAGCTCGTTGTTGAGCATCTGCCACCAACTCCTCATTTATCTGAATTGATTGATCAATACGTTGATTTGCTTCGTCTAAACGTATATTTGCATCATTTGCATGTTGTTCAACAATCAGTTTGGTATCAATAATTTCTTGTTCAATATAAGCCCGAACTTCATCTACTTTATTTTGTGCAATCTGACCGACTTCTTTTACTTGGTCATGGATTTTTTGAACTTCTTCATCGATGTAATTGATACCTTCTTCAAGCAATTTAAAAGCTTCAGAGTCTTTGATATTTTCAATTAACTCTTCTACTTCTTTTATTTTTTCATCAATTTCTTGGCTTACTTGATCTTTATTTTCATCAATTTTTTCACCTTGCTCTTTTAATTCTTCTTTTAGTTCCTCCAATTTATCAATTGCATCTTGAAGCGCACCTTGAAATGCTTTGGGATCAATAGGAATTCCAGCAACCGTAAGTGTTGTACCAACAGCCATACTACCCGCTACAGCACTATTTCCAGCTACTGAAGTATCCCCTACAACAGTACTATTGCCTGTTAATGTACTATTACCAGTTTGTTCAGTATTGGCTTGTACATTCATCAATGGCGTTTTGATCGATACGGTTGTGCCAGAATCTACTTTTAAATTTTCTTTAGAGATAAACTCAATATTATCTTGTCGAATACGGCGCACCCCAACAATCGCGCCGTCACCGTGACTAACATAGCTATGAATAACTGGTCGCTCTTCATTGCCATTTTCAAAGAAGACATACACATCTTCTCCGTCAATAATTTGAATTTCTGTGTCTAAGTCACTATCACCTACCGGATAAGCGAAAGTTGCAGTAATACCTTCGCTTGCTCCATCAGTTAAACCATGAATGTGTACTTGTGCAGTACGACCTTTTGCGTTGTAACTTAAAATCTTTGCACGTGTGAAACCATTCATATATTTAACCTACAAATTTGCAATCCAGAACTTTGATGAAGTCCCCATTGATCCCCCGATTGCACCTGTATCTATATGATGAGCTGCTGTTAGAACGACATACTTTTTACTATCAATTTCAAATATATCGCCTGCATTCCAGTTCAAATTTAAAGGTCTAATTACAGTCCCTCTCAATATCAAAACTTTTTCCAAGTTTTTGACTTGACGGGCATCTAAACCTGCTCTTTGAGTAACAGTATGTCCAGGGGTTATTGAGTCATCACCAACAACCGTTGAACCATTATTTTCTACTGTCACGAATGATGACTTTTGCATCAGTTCCAAAGGCTTACTGGAAATCCAAACAACACTACTTGGATCGAGCTTGGTGATAGCCTCCTGTTTGAATAAAGAATCAATTTTTTGTGCTGCTACCTTATTTTTATGAAAACAAATAACCGCAGCTTCTTGTTGCAGATAATGAGCCAAACGTTGGGTTGGCATTCTTCCTTTGAGACAAACAAATTTTGGTAGTGGTAAATCACTGCCTAAACTTATGGTTGCACCACAAGCCCGTATTACAGAATTAAAAGACGTTTCATTACTGATAACAGCTTGCTTTGAATATTCGATTAGTCTTTTACAGCCAGCCAAAATACCAATACATGAGATGCCACCTGCACGGCGATCTTGTTTAATAGTTTGAGTTTTTAGGGGAGTAACTTTGATAAGTTCGAAAGGATGAGAAATATCATTTACAGTTAATTGCTCCCCTTCTTTCAAAAGGGAGTCTAATTCTGCTGTTGATTGGACTGTGAACTCTATTGATGCTGGTATAGGTACGAGATCTGTACGTAAAGTTGCACTGATAAGCTCAGATGCTGGAATTATCTTACCCGCAGATACAATGGTGATTTGCATTAGCGTCTCCCCATGTTAAAACTCATCGGGGCCATTAAAAAGGCAAGTTTTGGTAAAGCTTCTTTCTTCTCATTATAGATTTGCTGTGCTTCTGAGACAGAAAGTCCATAACTTTCGACTCCGAGCCCACGAGTTGCTTCAACCAAACGAGCTTGCAAAAGGTCACAGTGAGCTTTCACTAAGGGCAGAATAATTACATACTCATCTCCGTTAAGCTCAATACTTTCGTCCAGTTCAATACTTGAAATTGCTTTAGTTTGACAATTTAATGTAGCCCATCCAGCATAAAACTTTGCTTCCTCTAAAAAAGCTTTAACGATATCCTCAAGCAAAATTGAATAGCCTGACAATTGATATTCTTTGTAGAGTTCTTCTGAAAGTTGCTGGATAGTCCCAGCAACTACAGCATACCCTTCTGATTCAGGTAATAACTTCATAGCCATTACCCGAATAGATTGCCCAGTTGGCGACCAACGCCTGAAATAGCGTTTCCTAGGTTGGTAGCTTGTTGAGCAGTATTGATTACTTGCTGAACTCGATTTACCAGATCAGCTGTACCATCAATTTCTTTTTTACCTGGTTGGATACTTCCATTGGTACCAATATTGGCGAAGCTACCAAAGTAGTTGTAATCAATTGGGCAAGAAACTGTCATAACTTGTGATCGGCTATCAGAATCATATTCAGCTGATTCAAAACGAATAGCACAGTTTTCTAGTGCATAAGAGCGTGTAAAACTACCTAATCGGCCATCGTAATAATCGCCATGGATGATCCCACCACTTGCAACAATGTATTCAGCAAGAATTTGATCATGACCAGCTTCTGTAACGATAATCTGTAGATTACCTGTGTATTTAGTTTTTGGTGGTCCTGCAACAATTCCTGTAAAACCACCAGGATATTGCACTTCAGCAGGATCTTCATTGCTTACAATTGGTCGTGGACAACTTTTGAATAAGAATCGAAAGTCTTCCATACCACGCGGCACAAACATGCCTTGGCAGGCTAATAACGGCGAACCAAGTTGCTGTAAAGCAATGTAATCTTGTTTGAGCTGATTTAGTAAAATTGGGTTAGCTTGTTGCATGATTCTTCTCGAATATTCGATTTCATGCATCTAGCGTAAATGTGTGTCACCTTAAAAAAAGTGGATGGTTCCAATTAGAACCATCCAACTTAATTATTTGGGCTCAGATATCAATAATGAATTATTAATATCAAATCTCGGTAATCCATTTATCATTTTAGATGTTTGATCCAAATTAAAATTTAGTATTGCATATACTGGTATATCTTCAGCTGGATCATTATGACTAGTAACTCCCTTATCATTTTTGATTGAAGGTCCAGCAGGGATACAATTTGAAGCATCATCGCAATCCCAAACTAAATCATGGATAAATGCCTTTCTATTATTTAGCTGCATTGAAGATGCTAATAAGCTCCCTTTTTTCTTTGTGTAAGTTACTTTTACTGTTTTTCCATTTTTATTTTTCCAAAGAATATCATTAATAGCCTCTAAGCTGTTATCAGGTATATCTACTCCAGTAGATAGTTCATCAATAATTGAATATTTATTCAAATATTTAACTGCTTTTGCAGTGATTAGGTAATTAACCATCCAGAATTTAACTGTTGGGCAATTACTTTGATAGGATGGTTCAGATTTATGAAAATTTAAATTTTTTGGATCCCTAACAAAGTCTTTACAATCAGAAGCATCATTTAATTTTGTATCAACTATTTTTTTATTTAATTGATCATAATACGTGGCTAAATCTTTTCCTGGCATTACCATATAAATAGAGGGGTAAGCTGCCAAAAAGAACTCAATATTGTTAAGATTTTTGTTCTTTTTAAAATCTATTAAGTTAGATGGTGAAACAATTTGGAACTGCGAAGTATCATTTTTGTTATAAGCAAAAATTAAATATGGAATAGGTGAATTATCCGTTGCAAAGAATTTTTTATTTTGAGTAGATCCTTTACTTACTGCTTGATCAGCTTGCCCGCCGTTTTCTCCAGCTTGATTATTATCTTTTACTTCAATATCCAATACATAATCATCTTCAATTAAACTTTGTAAAAATGCACTATATGCTTCAGGATCAAAATCACCATAAGATATTTTTTTAATTTTTGTTCTATTTATAGGGTTTTTAATAATTTTTCTTTCACCTGTTTCAAAATAAACCATAGTAGAAGTATCCCTGCCATAAGGTTCATCGCCTGGGTTTTTATACAGCCAGTAAAAAGGCATTGATCCAGCCCTTACATCCAAAATTCCTCCATAAGGAAAAAATACTGATACTGTAGGTAAGAAAAATTCCCCTTGTTGAGAGAACTTTTTATCATTCAAGGTCTGGTTTAAGTTCAACGATGTCGATTGTGATTCCAAAGGTTGTGTCATGCATCCATTTAAAATGGATATAAAAATTAATGACGGAAAGAGTATTTTTTTCATAGCAGTCTTCCTTTACTTGGTTATTGTTATTGCAATGTAATTAATTTAATAATCAACCCAAATATTGCTCTTATCAATCTATAAAAAACAATAAGTTGTACTGTTACAATTAAAAATACAGATTATTAAGTAATAATCTGTATTTTTAAAATATTGTTAAATAAAACTAATCTATCCAACATTTGGTGGAACCCGCAGTACTTGAACTGAAGGCACTCCACGCTCAAGAGCATCTTGGACACAACGATAATCAGGGTTATTTGGTTCATAACCTAGTTCGCCACGAATATTTCCCTTATGGATCGTCATAGGAGCATCAAAACGGCCACGCATAAAGCGTCCAATAATAATCGTGTCAGTTAATGATTGATTGGTTTTTGTTTCGGTTTTATCAGTTTTTTTCTGATATTGAATACCTGGTGCTTCACCTAGGATTTGAGTTGTATTCATGCTTATTTCCTTAATTAATTGGTATAGGTAAAGCCAAAAGAATGACTTTACCTATCAGCTATTAGTAAATACCTAAGCGTTTACCTTTATTAAATGAACGTAAGCGCTTGCGAATTGCGTTCGCGCTGAAAGCATGAAGGCGGGCTTTTTTCATACCAGCTTTTTGAGCTGACGTTAAACGTACCTTTTGACCTGGTAATCGTTTATTCACAACCGTTTTAATACCTTGTCGAATCGCAAGTACTCCACGGTAATGAACTTTTCGCCCATTAACTTTACGCTGGCTGAACGCCCCATTACGAGCTTTAATTTTCTTAGCCATTGAGTCGAAACCTTCTTCAGTTTCATCGGCTTCACCAAAAATAAACTCACGAACTAGCTCTTCAAGTTCTGGGCCTTCGTCTGGTGTATTTGCAAGTACCGTATTTGCAGCTGCTTCTAATGCAGCATCTGCAACATTCGTATCATCACTGAAAATTTCTTCAATATCAGTTGTATCAACACCAAATGTAAGGAAAGCATCCGATAATGACGCCATTAAAGCGTTTTCATATGTGCCTTCATCATTATCTGCAGCATCTAACGCATCAACAATTAAGGCATCCAAATAATCAACGGCGAGCTCACCTTCTTCTAGTTTGCCTTCGCTAATTGTATCTACAGTATCTGCAAGGATATCTAAAGCAATCTGTCGAATTTGCTCAATCACTGACTGCTGCTCACGGTCAGTACTTGAAACGTTGCTTACAACTGCAGAGATGTTTTCAGCTGCTGAATCGAAAGCGCGTAACATTAATGGTTTTTTAGTGGTTGGGCCAAATGGATTCATCTTGAAAGATCCTTAAAATTATTTAACTAAAACGTCTTCATCAAAAATTGCGGCACGAGTCGTACCAACAACACCATGGGCTAAGTAGAGGCGTACTCGCTCATAAGGAAAATCATTGTCAGGTACTAAACTGAACTCAAATGGTTTATTCCCCAACTCTTCAGCTGGCTGTAACCAACCAGTTGTTTCGCTCGATGCCCCTTCTAAAAATTCTTGGATATCATCACCAGCTTTTTTGATGTAGTCAGGTGTTGCTTGGAACATATAAGTTCTAAGGATTTCGATACACTTATTAGTAACACGAGCTGAAATTTCAGCTGCAGGAACTAAACGCAAAGCACTATTTTTACTTTGGTATTGGGTTAACACATCACTTAATACAAATAATGTAGTTTCGAACTTTACTGGGCGAACGACATTTACTTTAGCCTTAGCCAACATTTCCTGAATTTGCTCATCTTCAAGATCATTACCTGGAATCTGGCTTAAGTTTTTTGCTGTAAATGGATAATCTTTCCACGCCACTGCATTTTTTAACGGCGCAAAACCTTGCTTATTCAATTTCGCATTACGTAATAATTTATCGCCAATGTAATGGCCCAAATAGTAAGCTGGTACCTTACGTCCTCTAAGCGTCACTGCATCTGAAGGACGGCAAAGGTTTGGACTCCAAATGAATTGAACAAACTGTGATTGAGCATCTACGCTTGTTGCAAATTGGGCTGCTTGTTCAGCTGTAAAGGTTGGGTTAATTTCAGCATCCAAAGGAATACGTAATTTTGTAGATGCACGTTGTGCCGCAACATAAATTGGTAAATCATGTGGATTAGGTAAGGTCAGATATGCGGGTGTTGTTAACTGACTTGTTAAAATCTTAAAGAGTTTATCCGCATTAAATGAAGGTAATTCTTCATCCTCTAATGCCAATGTTTTTGAGGCACGTCCTAAACTATTAGATTCGTTATATGCACTTGATTTGAGAATGGCTTGTAGCGCATCAATGCCCAGTGTTAGATCAAATTTCTCGAAATATTCTTTCGCATCTGCTACTGCCACAATTGAAGCTGAATTTTCAATGTCACCATCTACTAATCCTTGTACAGTAACAATTTGATCACCAGTTACCGCATCACGTATTTCCAAGCGCATAGAAATATCTGCAGGTCCGCGTGGACTGGTTACTTTTGCAAAAAAGGCCACATTGATTTCTGCATTTGCAAGATAACTGTGAGTATCAAATTCTAATTTGAGTGATGGGCTGGCCCCTGCTACAAGGGATAGCTCACCTGAACTCGAAAGAGCAAGTATATTCATTACATTACACGCCCAAGGCTATTTGTTTTACGTATTTTGAGCTGCGGGCTGATTTAATTTTCTGGCAAGTTCCAATGTAAAAAAACCACTCGTAAGTGGTTTTTTAAATAATCAAATTCTTATACCGTTCCATCTGGTTCAGGGGGTTCTTGCTGATCAGTAGGTACAATTTGAAGTACATTACCTTTCAAGCCATTAATTTGATCTAGGTTATCTAGCAATTGTTTATGAGCTTCATCACCGATCAAAGTGAATGTGATCTTTTGACCAGCTTGTACCAAAACTTGTGTAAAAGGTTCTGTAATGTCACTCAAACCGTTATTTTGCAGTGTAATTGTTCGCTCTGTTGGTTGATCACCTACAGCATCCATAATTGGATTCGTACCATCAATAATAAAAATAGTCATCTTTTTACTCAACAGTTAGGTTCTTACCAAGGCCCTTCAACTGGCGTAAGTTTTCAAGAACTTGATGTTTAAATGTTTGGTTATGGCACGTAATACTTGTTGTCTGCCCCGCCTCAATAGCAACACGTGATAACGGTTCTAAAACAGTTGAAAATCCGTTATTAGTTACATTAATAACCAAAGGATGCCCGATTCTAGTTGTAGAGGTTGTTAGATTTTCGACAATTTGATGTTCGGCTTTAGAACTATCAGTTTCTTGAGTTTTATTTGCTACATTCCCTAACTCATCAACATTCCAACTAATTTTAGAATCTAGATCATTTGAAGGTTTGACAGACTCATTTGATGATTCAGGTGAATTTCCATCCTCTTTTGTTTTGGAAACTTCATTATCTGAATCACCATTTTTCAAATCAGCAGGTTTCGAATCTTCATCTTGAGATGCGCCGTTTTCAGAACCTTGGCTATTTAACAAATCACCTTGATCTGAATTTTTTTCATCACCAGCTTGGGTATTTTGTGTATCAGTAGTTTTATTAGTTTTACTACGGGTAGATTTTTGTTTGATAGTAGTTTGATCGTCAGTTGAAGCTAAAGTTTCGTCAGTGTTTTCAGTTGCTGCAGCCATGAGATTATCCTTTCAATAAATAAGGGAAAAGGCGCATCGAAATGCGCCTTACTTTGAATTACTTAAGATTTCTTGAGGGAAGGCATATTGATACAGTGGATGACATAGCTTTGGTCTGCGTATCGATCCAATGGGTTCATTTCAGCAGCTTGAGAACCAATTAAAGTAAGTACTGCTTCACGTGCATCTGGACGTGTTTCAATAACTGAGAGTGGTGTTTGAATAAACCCAACAAACGGCGCACGAATTGGCTCATTTCCACGCCCCACCAAAAGCATATCAAATGCAGTATCTGCTTCTGCTACAAGCTCTTGAGCAGATGGCGCATGATAAACGTTAGTACCATCTGCAAGTGTGCCGATGCGGACAATTTGACCATATCCAGCAGAGTACCCAGTTTTTGTTGGCATCTTATCGCTAGACAGTTGGTTAAAGAATACTGCCCCACTATCACCAACATATAGATCATAGGCGACGGTAGAGCCACCAGTGCGCTGATTAATATCCATTTTTGCAGCAGAAATAAACTTCATTACTTCGCCAAACAGATCGCCAGTGGTATTAAACGCAGCAGCTAATTTACCAGTCACACCACGAGAAGCATCAAAAGTAATTTCATGGCCTGAGTATTCAGCTAAATCTTTTGCTTCGCCTAATAGTCGGACAGTTTGCTCCAAGAAAACTTTACCTTGAATAATTGCCAGAGCTTGACCTAAGAAACCAAGTTTTAATTCATTATTCAATTGAGTTTGTAATAAAGTTGCCGCTGTAACCTGCGCCATGATTGGTGATGCCACCAAGTTTTCATATTCAGGTTCAAAATCAACACCTACTGGTGTTATCAAGTAATTACCGTTGCCATCACGAGAATCAAAGTCAGCAACTAAATAGACTTCTACTTTAGCTCCCGCTGGTAATACTTGATTTAACGTAACGCTAATTTTGCTAGCAGAAATGTCAATTTCACTACCGGAAACACGATATTCAACACCGTTAATGACTACGTCTTTTTCAGCGATAGCTGAAATTTTGCCTGTAACTTTTGATTTAGTACGGTTACGAGTATGTGCTACTTCTTTACCGTTGATTTTGATTGATACATTACCAGCGATAAACGGCAACAACTTAGCATTTGCATCTGGTGTTTTAGCTTTGAAATCTTCATAGCCGGTACGAGCAATTACTGAGTATGTCGCCCCTGCACCACCATTAGATAATGCAAAGCGGAATCGGCCCTCTACATAAGGCTTAGATGCATTCGCTCCATCTAAGTATTCAGATTTCTTCATTGCACCAAAATCTCGATTGGTGACAAATCGGATAGATACTAGTGGTACTTCATTTGAACCATTAGAGTTAGGAATCATTGCAACAATAGGTGTTGCATATGCAATTACGTTTGCAATAGTTGCCACAGTAATTGCTGGAACAATACTGACAGATTCATGATGCTGGTGATTTACATCATCAAAACCAGATTCATTAATACTGTCATAATGGCTAATGGTATCAGGAGTCAAAGAAGAAACTTGTTTTGCACCATTTAAGCCTGAAGTTAAAGCCGCTGCAATTACTGAAGGATGAGGTAATTCACCACCATGACGAGCTTGATATTGCGTAACACCAAACATTACAGCTTTATCAATATCAGGGGCATATTCTGCACCAATTGAATCAAAAATTGCTTTTAAAACTTCAGGGTATTCTTCTACTGCTGTTTGTGCACTATCAAATCCATTTTCAAACTCATCATTATTTTTGAAATAGTAATTTTGGCACTGAGCTGTTGCAGTTTGTTGAGCGTCATACTTTTTACGAATTTCGTCTGATAAAACAGTCATTTTAAACCAGCCTTTGGCTTGCGATGTAAGTTGAAGAAAGTCTGACATGGCGTATTTTTACTAAAGCTGGTCGGTTCCAAACATAAAAAAGTCCCCAAAATTGAGGACAAAGAAAATGTAGCTAAAGGACCATCTCAACCCTTTATTTATATAGCTATCCGCTTACACCACTTGAAACATAAATTTCCACACTATCACCTGCTTTCACTTTATAACGAAGCTTATCCCAGCAATGTTGTCGAAATGGTTCAGTATCAGGTGCAGCAGCTGTTAAAGAAAGAATAGGCACCCAGTGAGAATCATTTTGCGGATCTGCATTAGGAACATTACTTCCGAAAAATTCTACTTCTGCCCCGTTCCCGATTACCTGGTAATTGAAAATTGCAGAAGTACATTGTTCAGCTATTTCAATATCCCCTGTCTTTTTCCCTCTTTCATTAAAAACTAAATAACTCATTAACTCTCTCCATCACCGCTAGGTGAAATAAACAAATCATCTCTACGGTTTAAAACATACTTACTACCAAAATCAGCCATAAGGCTAAAACCAGTAATATTCACAATCTCAAACCACAACATAAGATTTTCATAAATCATTAAACCTAAAAGATCACCTTCTTTAAGAATCATTTCTGGAATGTTGATTATTCTTTCCAAAACATCGTCCAACTCTTCATTGAATGGCTCTACTTGAGCGGTTAACACCAAATCAGAGGGGTTATTCATAGAGAAGTTCTTTTGAATATAACCACCATTAAATTTATCTAAATGGACATATGCAGCCCCTTTATATTCATACTGGTAGTTAGGTTCGTCTTGAATTGATAAAGTGTTTGCTTCAAAAGAAAGTGGATCTAGAGGTTTTGAATCTTCAGCTGGATTATTGAAAATCACTTCTTTACGCCAAACTTGAGCTGGAATACTAGCAAGTGCATTCATAACAACACGTCTCGCTGCTAAACGGCGTCCATTGGCAACTTGATTTACTGATCTATTTAGCATTTTTACCTAAACCTTTCATAAAGACATTTAACATGCTCTGATCAATAGCACCCGACTTATGCAATGCCTGAATTCTTTCAATTTGACTAGCTCTAACAGTTTCTGATTCAAAACGTTTGAGGGTTTTCAATTCGCGTTCTAAGAGCTTTTTCGCAACTTTATCTGCTCTACGCATCATTTCTTTTTCGGCTTTTTGAATATTTGCTTTGATCGGTTTCGTAGAACCACTCATCACATCTTTTACTTGTTCGTTAATCGAATTCTGTATCTGCTTATCGGTTTGCTTATATCGAGCACCAACTTGTTTCTGACGATCTTTCTCAACTTCCTTTTTAAGATATGCAATGCCTGATGGAGAACTTATCCACTTAACAACACGCAAGACATGCTTACAAGCTACACCAGACAAGTGTGGGTTACGTATTTTCGGGAACCCACCTTCATCTCGACCTAGATTATAACCACCAATTGTTGCCATATAGCGGTACCAGAAGGTATGGCGTTCGCAATCACACTGAAATTTGATTTTGCCTTTAGCCAAGCGGTTTTTAATAGTGGTTAATGCTTGTTTATCGATATCAAAAACGACTGATTTAAAGTTTGAGAACTCTATTTCAACATGATGATTTAAAACTTTACTTTTAGGACCAGCATTAGTGAGTAAGTGCACTAAACCAGCTTTTCTACTGACTGGTACCGCCAAATAGATTTGCTCATTTGCCCGATCAATATCATCTTGCCTGCTTAAATTAATAATGTTTTGAGGTGTAATACCTTTACTATACTGATCTTTTAAAAGTTGAATGTTTTCTTGAAATGCCAATATATCGTCACGTGTGATACGCCGTGGCACCTCTCCGTTTTGCTGACCTAACGTAGTAAAAAGTACTCGTTCAACATCATACTTTTCACCTTGGGCAATATCATGTGGCCGCAAGAACATAGGTTTAGGGATCTTTCGTCCCCAATCATCATATTCAATTTCTTTTTCGGCAAATGCCCGTTGTTCTCGATCTGCACGTTGGCGACTCTGTTGATCTCTACGTACGCCACCACTCTGCAATGATTGATTTAATTGCAGCTGAGCACGGCGTAATTCATCTGGCTTAAATGCTGACATATTAATTATCCTGCAAATATTCTTTTTGAAGTCTCAAAAGATCGACCAGCTTAGGGAAGGCTACCTTTTGAAGTGGCAACTTTTCCCATATTCCATTAGCACCACATGCCACCAGCACAGCATCAATTTGATTTCTAGAACCATAAAGCTTGAAGCTTAAGAGTGAAGGATCTTGAGCTTCATCATCCTTAATTTCCCAAACGATTAGATTCTGAATATTATTCTGTTGAAGATTTCGGTGAATTAAGTCTCTAATAGCATTTCGATAGTCATTTCTCATACTGTTTCACCTATTTAAGCTTTCACAGTACTTACACGCGCAAAGCCACCAATTCCCGCTTTTCCGCTGTTACCGTTACTTTCAGTAATGTGACCTGCTTCGCCGACAACTAATGTCATGTACTGAGTTTTTTCGGTTGAATTAGCATATCGGCAAATGAGTAAACCACCACTTGCACCACCACCACCAAGTGCCCAGCCATCATCTCCTACACCATTCGCACCATCACCACCTGCACCCCAGTTTGATACTGGACTTACTGTTGCCCCGCCTTTGTGGTTCTGTTGGTTTGCAGCTGTACCAGCAATACCAAGTTTTCTTGAAAGTTCACTAATACTGGATGTGATGGTGATTATTCCAGCTAAACCGCCTGCACCATTCGAGAAAGAACTACCATTCGACCACTGCCCGCTTGTACCGCCCTTACCGCCACCAACAACCGCCAAATCGAGCTCATTTAAACGTAAGCGTGTATCTGTACCATTGGTACCATGAGCCAATGCTCCTAACTCCCATACACTGCCACCACCCGCACCGCCAGCACCTACTAAAATGAATTCTTTTTGTTCTTTTGGTTGAATTGGAATGATATAAACACCTGGTACTGTGTAATCGCCGTTACCATCGTTTAATGTTTCTGCAGCAACTTGGATAACAGACCAATTCACTGTGCCTGAATATCCAATACGGTTTTGACCTGAGCGTTCCCACACTTCATATGAGAACCCTTTTTCCGCACGTGTAAGCTTCCATGCTTCATGTGAGCTTTCGGGTGTAAGATGGATTGCATACTTTGAATCACGTAAATCTGTAACTTTGCCACCTAATTCAATCGATGCAGTGCTACCAATATTTACACCTGCTCCGATTAATTTTGGATATTGAGCATCTAAGGTTTTCTTGAAATCAATTAACTGCTGTATAAAGTTCTTTGAACTAAGATCTAGACCATCAATCTGATGTTGTAAATCATCGTCTTTGGCTTTTACATCCTTCTCAAATGCATATTGTGGGTGTGGATCTTCATGTGCATTATGATCAGTGATAAGTTTACGAATTAACGCGCCGTATTGCGGGTGTGGGTCTTCATCAGCACTATGCTGGTTCATCAACATCACAGCAATTGGTGTGTTTGGATCAATCTTGATATTTACGTTTTTTAAATTAACGTCAGTTAAAACAAATCCAAATGTAACAATGGCAACTACGTTTGCATGTAAAGACATGATGGATTGAGCTTCTGTAGTAGAGGCAACCGCAAGTAAAGTGCCATCTGATAGATATATACCCAACTCAAACACTTCCATTGTTAAAGTTGGCTCAATACTCATCACAAAACGCAAAGTACCAGTTTCTGTATCTACACCACCACCGTTTAGAGAAAATCTTGCTAATTCATTTTTAAGAGAAGTTAGGTTTTTCGCTTCCACTGATGCATCAAATTTGCTAGTACCAACAGCAAGATGTGTCAACTCACCACCAAAACTAGCGACATCACCTACTTTATTTAATGCATTCCGACCTGCGTCAGTTAAAAAGAAGTTAATAGCCATAACTCACCCATATGATTTATTGATCTATGGTAGTTATGGCAAATAAGTTACTTAGGGGTCAGTTCCACTAAATTAATCATTTTGATTTTCAGCCGCTTCTCTTAAAGCACTGAATCTTGACTTGCGTTCTGCCTGTTCACGGCCTTCTGGCGTATCATCTGTAACATTTGCTGTTTCATAAGCCTCTGTGTAGTGAACGTTCTCAAGGAATAAGAAAGCAAATGCATCACCTAAATCGGGCGACTTAATTCCCATCCGTTTCATTTCATCTTTACTCAAAATTTTGTAACGAGCAAAGTCATCAAAGCGATAAGGAATGTGAATCAACTGATCTTTAATTTTTACATGATGCTTTTTAGTTTTCACCTTGAAACGGCCACTTACTACTGCTCGAGCAAATCCAACATATGCCAAAGAACGCTTATTAGTAAATTCTTTACGGTTATCATTACTAAAACATTGAGATCCCCAATAAACAGGAACATAGAAAATACCTTGCTTTTTAAGGTACTGTCCAAGACCTTTACCAGCGCCGTTATCATCAACAACTAAGTTTGCATTTGGATATTGTAAAAGTAGCTCATTAATTTTTGCGAACAGCTCAAGAATATCGTCTCTATTTTTACATAGCGGTATATCGATAACTTCAACACGGCGGGCCCTTTCACCCCATTGTGCCTCACCCCATACTTTACTCACGGCAATAACTGAGTCATCTCGGCCAACACCACCACCAACGTCAACAGTAATGACATATCCGAATTGGTGTTCATCAAAAATACTCGCGCCTACATACATTTCTTCTGTCTGACGCTTAGTAATTAAGAACTCATCTGATAAATCAGGAAATTCACCAAGTACACGGATCTTGTACTGAGCATCTTCACGGCTACCATATTTTTGCCGTTGTTCTTCTAGTGATTGCTTACTTACAAGGGGTGATTCCTCCCCGTTGAAAGTTAAAGCAATCCATACCCCTCCTGCTCGATGACTTAACTTGTGATGTGTCTCATAGAACATACCCGCGTTACGGGTAGGCTGAGAGGTCATTACTGCACGGTTATCTTCGTGCGTTAAGGCACCAAACGCCACATCAAGTACGGCATCATCTACACCGCTGGCCTCATCGACCCAGACCATGTAGTTATCGCCGTGGTTACCAGCTAAGTTTGTAGGTTGATGTTTCGGTGCTGTCTTAGCAAAGACATACCATTTTTCTTTGTAGCCTTTGATGTATACGAGTTCTGACTGGTACCCAACATAATCAGCAAGCCAAGCCAAAGGCCCTTGCTTCAATCGTGCTAGATTGATACTGATTTCTTTCCATACTTGTTTTTTTAACTGCCCAATCTGTGGAGCAGTAAACATCATGATGGATTCATCAAAAAACAAGAGATGCCATAAGGCAACAATACCGGCACTGGCCGTTTTACCAGTGTTATGTAGTACTAAGTCATCCTCCCCTAGGAAGAAAGGATCTGGATCGAGTACAAAACCGTAATATTTACCTTCACCCAGCTCGGCAACCGATGTGATTTTTAAAGGCTCATGTTCCCCATCAACAAGCCTATATGATGCAAACTGTTCTCTATTTTCTGGCTTTAGGTTCATGTATTGAGAAACAAGCAATTCAATCTTGTCGCCCTTTGACCAGCCGTTACCATCGTATAAAGATATTAAACAAAGGATGTGTGATTTATTGAATGTATGAGCCTTACCGTTCTCATATTCAAACCGGTACATTTCCTGATAACCGGTTACTGTTTTAATTACATCTAGTTCTGTCTTACCATCTGCAGCAAGGATCTTATGATTTAAATTAATACGCTCAACTGGGATAAATTCCCCATTGGCTAATTTGATTAATGTCCCTTTGCCAAAACAACCGTGACCAGATGCTACTGATGTACGGCTACCATCAAATGCAATAGATTCAAAAAGTAATTCTTGTTGCCACGTGGGTTCGACACCTAATGCTTCTACGGCGAAAGCATAGATGTCGTATCGATAACGCTCACAAAGTTCCCACCATTCGGGAATTTCTTTTAATGGTGCTAAAGCCATACCGTAAAAACACCATTAATTATTAAAAGAATGAGAAAGGAAGCATTGTTGGATCTACAGCATCTTCTTCAAATTGATTCCCTTGAGTAATTGAATGGCCCTTAGCAATTTTGGTACTTGCCCAAACAGCTAACAGAATTGCGATATGACCGTTGTTTAAACTGCTGCTATCAAACTCCTGCTGAAGTCCGTTTTTATCAACCTTACGGATTTCAAGTACGTTCTTAGGGTTGTACTGATTAAGCTTCGGCTCAATTTCAATTAACTTTGCTCTGTAACGTGCTTGGTAAATTGAAATCACTTCCTCTAAGTGGTCTTTAGCATTGAAACTTAATTGCCAGTTCTGTACTTGGTCAGGTGAATCGGTAACAACAACCGTTTGATCTCTCAAATCACTTGGTACGGGTAAATTTGAATAAACTGCTGTTTTTTGAATAACAAGCTCACCAGTATCCGCAAATGCGGCTCCAATGAGACGAATCGGTTGATCAGAAAACCCAGCAACACGGCTGTCAATACGAATAATTCCAGACATTGCATGTATCCTTAGCGCCGTTTGCGTTCTAACTTGGTTTGGCATTCAATGCAGAATTTCACGCCACCGAGTGCACGGCGGCGGTCTGGTATTTCCTCACCACATTCAACACATTCTTTTTCAGATTCGCCCTCAAAACGGCAACGATTAGCAATCTCTTGCTGTAGTAAATATTCGGAACTTTCTTGTGCCTTATCGATTAAGTCAGTCATCTATTCGCTCAACTATAATTTCACCTGTTTCTCTGTCACCCTTCACACGTTGATGGTCGAGTGGCGTGTATTGATCAGCTTGCACTACAACTTTGTCGTTGATTGCGGGCTGTTCCACAGCTGAGCCGTCAGGTTCATAGCCATTACCAGTGTTCTGGTCGAAAGGACCACCGAAACCGATGACGTTAGGTGTGTAACCTACAAGCTGAATATCTACAGTTGAGATAGAAAGATTGATTGCTTCACTTGGAACAGGTGAGGGAAATAGTTCATTCTCAAAAACAGTGAATGTTGAATTAACGACATGATCATTCCATTGCTGAAATGGCACCTTAAAACGACGGTTATCACTGCTAGACATGTACGCGCAAAATTGCCCAATGACTGAACGCAGATCGTTAGGATTGGTTGCAAAGAATGCGATTTGAGCTCTAACAGTTGTAGGTACCAGACGAACCTTTATCCGCTTCTCATCAATTACCGTTTCAATGAAATCAGGCACTGGTAGTAATTGATTAATATCTGGGGGTTGATCTGTTAGCGCTGTTGCAGTGAGCATTACTGGTAAAAGTACTTTCGACTCTTCATCATGCTTTTGGCTTTTTCTGTATTCAGAAAGCATTGCTTCTGAATCGTCCATCATCCGTGACGGACATGCTTTTATAGCTGCGCCAATAGCTCTCAATTTCCAGTCAGCCGTTAATTGGGTCTCTGGCTGATACCAAGCACGAAAATTGACAAGTTGCTTATACCAAGCGTTTTGAATGCATTTAAGCGAATCGTTGGGGTAATTCATTATTACCCCCACACACTAAAGATATTGCCAAAAGATTTTTTCGGCTTTTTAGCTTTCTCTTTTACATTTGGGTTGTCCAAACCTTGAATAATTAGTTCTGCTTCTTGTTGTACTGAATCAAAACTCCTCACAGGATGTACCATACCCGTATAGAGTTCATTTTTTCGTTCTTCTCTAAGTTGTTGTACTCGTTTTTGCTTTTCAACTACTTCTGATAGTTCACCTACGAGGCCCTGAGCATTTCCCAACTCATTTAAAAGGTGAATTTGACTATTGATATTGTCGTAAGTCTGTAAGATTTGATCATCGAGCAATTGGGCAATAACAATTTCAGAAGGTGACAACTGTGAAATGTCTGTTGCGCTATCAAAACAAGAAATTGTGCCTTCTGGTTCTTCAGGAACAAACAAATCATCAAATAACTGACCATCTCCGACATTACTTGCATAGTTAGGTTGTGCAACATAGTCAAAGCCAAAAAAGCCCGTTGGAATGAGACGACCACCAATCCTTTTGTAATTTACTGATGTACTAAAGCCACCTGCTTGAGCCTGATATTGTTGTAAAGCAAATTCACCAGCTTCATTTTCATAAAACTCTTCCTGATGCTCTACTGTTCCGTCTTTCGAGGCATGTAATTTAATAGTTTTAAATGCTCGTGCAAGATATACCAACTTTCCTTTTATAATTACTGTTTCAGGCGGTACCATGCCATAACGTTGTCGGATGTGATGGCCGTTAAAACCTTGCAATGAGTTAGTAGCAACCATTTCTTGAACATAGTCGCTATTAATCAAGTTGATCATCGCATCAACATCGACATTACTTCGATCAACACCGGTATATTTACGGCATCGATCATGTAGGTTGTAAGAGAGAACTTTAGTCTTTCTATTTTTGCTAGCCATAAAAAAGCCCCAATGCTGTGATTGAGGCTATTGTTTCAGTTGTTCTATAGTCGAAATTTAATCAGTTCCAGTTCAAATCTTGTGATCAAACTCAATTAATTCCAATAGTTTGTCATGTTGTTTATCTTCAATAGTCGCGTCAAAGATGTATCCACTTTTAAGGGAGATAAAAACATCATAAAAACGATCATGAACCATGCTGCCTGTATGATCACTTTTAGAGACTTGCATACAATCCAGTTGAGAGATGTCAATAAATTGAGAACAACCACGCTTTCGACAAAAAATACTTAATCGCATACTAACCCCAATTATTTAACAAGTGTGCCTTCAACACCACGAGCACGGCGCTCTACTGTACGCTTATTGAATTCTTCTAGTGCACTTTCCATGTAGATAATGGCTTGTTTGTTGAACTCGCTTGGGAATTTTTCATCTAAGGTCTTAGTGCGATGAATTAGCAGCATTAATAATGCTTCACTGGTAATCCCATTCACGCCATGTTCAGGAATTGGGCCATCCTGAAAATGAAGACTAATTTCAAATTCTTTTGCATTTTGATTTTCTGGATTTGCTGAAATCTTATAGTAATGGCCCTGAGCATAAGCTGTGATGCCTTCGACAATTTCCCCATTAACAACTTTATCAATTTCTTGTGGTTCTAATTCTCGATTTGCATATCCTAAGAAATGATCAATTAATAGGTTTTCACCTTGATCATTGATTGGTTCTGCGATTCCTACTAAAACATTGTCTTGAGCTTGTTGCATATAAAAAAGTCCTGAACTAATGAACAGGACTATGAAATCATTTTGTATTTGAGCGCTAACTCAACAGTTCCAATCCAGTTAAAGGAAGTTATAAACTGCATAAGGCTTAGCAGCTATCGCCGCTGCAAAGCTTGTCGAGCCTAAATCTCTATCAAAGGCCATCGAATGAACTTTAACGACAATATTTGCTGGTACTAAACGCCGTAATATCGGTGACAGCTCTACCACTTCATTTGCATCTACTGTTTTATCTAAAACAATTCTAATCCGACTTGTTAAGAAGTAATTTGGCTTTTCAATATCAGACAAGTAGGCTGGATATTCTTTTAGCTTTTCCAAGCTATGCCATAGTCGGATAATCTGATAATGGTCTTTTCCCCATATCATCCGCAAAACAAACTCTAAAAAGGCTAATCCCCTTTTATTACCCATTCCACTCCAATTGGCATAGATAATTCTCATTAAGGTGTCTGAAGTGTTGTTTCGCCGTAATACAACTAGTCCGTTCTGTTTAGAGAACCGTTCGACAACTGTTTTACTACCGATATGAGGACATCCATAATCAAGTAAATCTTGCAAAGATTGTTCAAAGTTTTGTGCAAAAACTTGTTTAAATGCTTTAGCAAGTGCTGTTTGTAGGCCCGCACTTACATATTGTTCATCAAGAGGCCGTGTATAGCTTATAGGGTCCATGTAGCCCCCGAAAGATCAGCTGTACGTTCCAATTCAACGTTAATGCTATCTTTGGTCATATAAACCCATTCATTAGGCTTATTCAACTCATTTGAAAGTGTAATAGTGAAATCACTCATCCGGTCTTGGAAAGCCGAAATATTGTCATTGATAAGCTTTGACATTTCTTGAGTATTAAAGCCATTAACCAGCCACCGACTTGAGCTCAATGATTCACGCCCGTATCGTTCTACAAGTAATTCTTTGATCTGTGTTTTAACCATATCCGTATTATGAACAGAAGCCAATGAACCTTTAATTTTTACTTCAATAGGCTTTTCTACAACTTCATGTACATTCACTTTACCCTCATACAAGTTATCGCAAAAACCTATATATCGGCAGATATCTTGTTCTAAGGTAGCTTGTTCAGCGGGATTCTTCGCAACTACCACAAGATTTAAATGATTAATGTCACGGTAAGTAATAGCAAAGTGCTGTTCTTGAAGCGTTTCATTCCACACAGATGTAAACTGTGCCCGCTTCATGAACTTTTTACGGACCGCGTAATCAAAGTTACCAAGAAATACTGCATCTTCATCATAAAGTGATGGATAGCTTGTTAATAACCGTAATTCAGATACAGCTAATGGATCTACACCTTGTCTCACTAATCCACCAACTTTAAAACGTACAGATACACGTTGTTCATCGTTGGTAAGAACATCAAGTAAAGCCGCATCTTTTAAGCGTGTTGCATCAACTTCTCCGTAGGTTTCAAGAATACCTATTGTTAAGGTTTCATTAGCTTGCAGAGTCCGACCTGCTCTCTCAGAATCACCAAATTCTATAAATAATCTTCTGAGATTATCGGTAGTGACTGTTACAGCATATTCACCTGGTTCAACATTCATCCAGCGCGGCTTAATTACAAAGTTATTATTGCCCTGCTTAATAGAGATATTTGCAAGTGAAAGATCCTCTAAAAGATCTATTCGAAATTTATGAAACCCTTCAGTTACTGGTACAACATACTTAATTTCGCGATATTCACTTTGTTCTGCACTAACTTCCGCCGTTTCACCAGCTTGAACTGTAATAGATTGAAGTAGCCGCCATACCCTACCGCCGCTATGATCTTCAATCATTCGCCCTTGGCTTAAGCTCACAGCATTTGCTGACCGGTTAATGATTTCCACTAAGTGCTGGCACGGCGTACCTGTTGGTAGAATGCCCTTGTTAGTAGCATCAGCAATAATTGAGCGGTCACGTGTTTTTGTGAAGGGCTCAATTGATGAAATATCAATTTCAGGACCAAGTGCCGACAAAAAACTAGCCATCGAACGCAGCTGGTGTACGACTAGTGGGTCTTGAGCTTTATAACGTTCCTGAATCTCATAATCATCTATTGCTGCTTGTAGCTGAGCTTCAAAATCAGCTTGCATTAATGTCATATGTCTCACCTGTTACTGAAGTGCCCAATTTGTCTGCTACTTGGTTTAGATCAATTTGCACATTCATGATGCTTAAATAAATATGAACGGTCTCAAATCCTTCTGTTTGAGAATAAAGTGCCAATTGGTCAGAGTTAAGCTCAGATAAAATAGGTAGATCCTTTTTCATCTTAATTAGAAAGCTATCTGCCACCCTTGCATCGAGTGGTGCCATTAGCAAATCATAAAGAGGTGCACCGAAATTAGACCCATACTTCCCATTGACTGGATGATTAAGCCAATAATCAACCATGTTTAAAATTGTCTGAGCTGTGATCATTAGGTAGGTGCCCTATTGGAAAAAATCACCAAAAGCTTCAAAAGTATTGCCGAGCCAATCTGATACATTGAAAAAAAAGAGAAATAGATAATAAATATCCAAAGTGAAACGCTTAAAGCATCAAAGTAATCAGCAACGTTATAGATTCGCCAATTAACCAAAATAATTGTGACCAATACACAAGCCATGCAAATGAAATACATCAATCTGATTTCTTTAAATAAGTGGCTAATTGGCAAATGACGTAACTGTTTCATTGATGAAATTTTATTTTTACTATTCCATCTATATAAAACCGAAAGATAAGAAAAAAACGCAAGAATTAAGACAATATCTATACCGATCTGAATTTGCATTGCACAACCCTTAATTTGAATTTTTATTAGAG